ATAGGCAGTATTCGACATGCGTTCTTGGAAGCCCATCTGGTTTTGGGCCTGCTGACCACTGAAAGCCTGAGCGGCATTTTGCTGTGACTCCGCAAAGCGCTGTCCGATTTGAGTTTGCTCACTCGCGAAGTCGCGGTTCTGCTGATTGACGCTGTTTTGCCAGTCGATTTGCTGAGCATTAGCTGCAGACTGAGCGGACATCTGCTGTTGAAACATTGCGGCGTTTTGAGCATTGGCCGCAGAAGCGCCCTGGGCGGACATAAAGCCGCCGCCCAGGTTGGCGAGGCTGCTGATTGCAGCCGCACCCATGCCCATGGTTATAGGGTCCATTAGCAGTGATCGATCATGCCAGGGACACCGTAGACCGGCATTGGCCGAGCGCAACGGAGCCGCATGAAGCTGTCCATGATAAATTGAGGTTCGTTGAGAACAGCGATCGCGCGGTCAATCGGCGGATTGTCCACAATAAAGTTAGCGTTAAGAGCGGGGCCACCGTCTTTGGCGTTGTCTATAACGATAACAATTTGTATTCGATGGATAGTGCAGGCGCGATGTTGGCCGGTTCGAATGGCGCAGCCAATACTCAGCTTTATGCCGATCTCTCAACTGCCACCGCCGCCACCATCAATCAGCTCCGCCAGGCCTTCCAGATTCAGAAACTCTATGAGCGCGACGCGCGAGGTGGAACTCGCTATACTGAAATTATCCGGGCTCACTTCAACGTCGTTTCTCCCGACGCCCGGCTGCAGAGGCCAGAATATCTTGGCGGCGGACAATCGCCTATCAACTTGTACTCGGTGCCGCAAACCAGCTCGACTGACGCTGAGCCCACGCCTCAAGGCCATCTGGCTGCATACGGGACTGTGTCCGGCAGCAATCATGGTTTCACGCACTCGTTCACGGAACACGGCATCGTCATCGGGCTCATCTCGGTTCAAGCCGATCTGAACTACCAACAGGGCCTCGAGCGCTTCTGGTCACGCCGGACCAAGTTCGACTTCTACTGGCCTGCTCTCTCCCACATCGGCGAGCAAGCCGTCCTCAATAAGGAAATCTACTCTCAAGGCACCGCGGCTGATGACGCGGTCTTTGGCTATCAGGAGCGCTACGCCGAATATCGTTACAAGCCCTCGACCATCACCGGGGAGTTCCGCTCGAACTTCGCTCAGTCCCTTGACACGTGGCACCTTGCTCAGGAGTTCTCTTCGCTCCCCGGCCTGAATGCCAACTTCATCGCGGACAACCCGCCGATAGCGCGCGTCGTTGCCGTCGTGGACGAGCCGCAATTCATCATGGATAGCTACATGCGGCTCCGCACCGCTCGGGCCATGCCGGTCTACGGCGTCCCCGGCCTGATCGACCACTTCTAATGGAATGGGCAACCCTCGGCGCTGCAGGCATCAGCGCTCTCGCTAACCTCGGCGGCGGGTTCATGTCCGCCGGGGGAGCGGCCGCGGCCAATCAGGCCAATGCCCAACAGAACCTCGCGAACAACAACATGCAGAGGGATTTTTTCAATTCCTCGCAGACCTTTCAGAACAACGTCAACGTCGCCAACTGGCAATATCAGGACAAGGTCAATGCGCAACAAATCGAGCAAGCCGGTATCGTTCGTGACTGGGCCTCGGATCAGGCAAAGCGTTCTATGGACTTTCAAGAACGAATGTCGAGTACGGCATATCAACGGGCCACAGCCGACATGCGTGCAGCAGGGCTCAATCCAATACTGGCTTACCAGCAGGGTGGCGCTTCCACTCCCTCGGGAGCAGCTGGGTCCGCAAGTCCTCCTTCGCTGGGATCTGCCGCCGGCTCTGGATCGGGCGGCGGAGGATCTGGTTCAGGTCTACCCATGGTCAACACCCAAGACGAGATGGGTCGAGCCTTGGGCCGAGTGGTTTCGTCAGCAGTCGATACCTACCGAACCGGAGAGCAAGCCAAGCTCACCGGACACCAGTCAGACCTGACCAAGGCTTCGACGGAAACCCAAAAACAGCAGACGGAAAACGTCAGCCAAGACACGCACCTCAAGGCCCGCACCGCAGCTCGCACGGATGCGGAGACCAGCAATGCTCTTGAACAGAATAAGGTCATCAAGGCCACGCAGGGCCTTGTGAACGCTCAATCGGCGGCCGCCTATGCTGCCGCCATGAACTCGGCCGCCCAAGCTGGGCTGTCGTCGGAAACGACGGCTCAGTACAAACAGAACGGACTGCCGGGATACGGCCTGGGCGAACGCCTAGGCCGCGCCATCGGATCAGTCGGCGGTCCCGTCCCTCTTCCTGACAATAAACCCGCGTTCGGCATGCCGAACCTCAACTCATATCTGCCCAGCTGGGCGAGGTAACCTATGGCTAAGACGCTTCGATCCTTCTATCGCCCTCACAAGCATGTAACCGAGGACAACCTCTTCGAGGACCCTCACACCGGCGAGCTGACCACCATGCCTTCCATGACGAAGCAGGAGTTCCAGCACGAGTGCGATATCAACAACGTCGTAAAACAGTTCAAACCGCACCACATGCAGCAGATGCTTGCTGCCAATCTTCAATCCGGCATGTACTCCGATCTGCCGGACTCCTACGATTATCAGGAAGCGCTTCACCTCATCAAAGACGCCAATGCGCGCTTCCTTACCGTCCCCAGCAAGGTCCGCGAGCGCTTCGGTCACGATCCCGCCGCGTTCCTTGCTTTCACTCAAGACCCCAAAAATCTCGACGAGCTCCGCACGCTCGGCCTTGCCAAGGCCGCTCCAAAAGCGCCGGAGCCTGTCGAGGTAAAAATCATCAACCCACCCAACGGGGGTGGTGCAGGAGGGGGCACCCCTCCTGCGGGAGCGGCGCCAGCCGCGTAGCTCCTTACTTCGCTTTGCCGAGCCTCAACTCAGCCCCCGTAAGGGGGCTTTTCTTTCTCTCAACACAACCAACTCCAACCACAACACACCCGGTGTCAAACTCACCTCATAAACAACGCGATAAATCTCACTCATAAAAAACGCGATATATCAACCTCGTTCTCACCGGGTGTGTGCCCCGGGCAGTAGGCGGTCGTTTCCGCCACGATCCCGGGGCACAAAAATTTCAAATTCACTCAATTCTGAGCTTTTCAGCTCAATATCTACTCAACTCGCAAAGCGAAAACACCCCCATATATAGGGGGGTCAGGGGGGTGACTGCATAGGATACCCTTGTCATCCTATGCACGGACTGACACTCCGTCAGTCCCTTACCGTTCTCAGGAGCCCACCTCATGAAACGTCATAAAATGGGCAACGCCCAGTCAAAGCGCCTCTTCACTCGAACGGCGCGAACCCATCACCCCAAAAACCACGCCCCACCGCCCATGAGGGGCGGCATTCGGGCATAAACGCCCGTGGGATGCGATTTCCCTATCAAGGCCTACCGGAGTGCCCGCCAGCGCGGGCCCTCTGGGAAGCCACTTCTGACCTTCAAGCCCACCGAGGCTATCAACTCGACCTCGCCCCTAGAGGTCCCCTGTAACAACTGCATCGGATGCAAGCTCGAGCACGCTCGGCAATGGTCAATCCGAATGATGCACGAGGCCCGGTATCATCCGGCCAACTCGTTCCTCACCCTCACCTACGACGACGAGCACCTTCCCGAGTCGTATGGCCTCCAGCTCCGCGATCTGCAGCTCTTCATGAAGCGCTTTCGCAAGCACCTCACTCCTTGGCACAAGCTGCCCCGTCGAGCTCACATGGCTCACATCCGCGCCTACTGGCGCTACCTCACCGTCCACATCCGTTTCTACGCTTGTGGCGAATATGGAGACCTCAATGGACGACCCCACTACCACGCCGCCATCTTCGGCTACGACGCTCCCGACAAGCGATTCCTCCAAACCTCAGCCTCCGGAGAGCCCATCTTCCGTTCAGAGATTCTCCAGTCCCTCTGGAAGCTTGGAAACACTGCGACGCAGGACCTCACAAGCAAGAGCGCAAATTATGTCGCTCGCTATGTCACCAAAAAAATCAAGTCAGGAGACGACTTCGGCGCTGATCGCTATTGGCGAATATCTCCAGTCGACGGAAAACATTATCTCGTCCGCCCTGAATTCTCCGTCATGTCCCGCGGCGGACGCAGCGGTGCCGGCGGTATCGGTCAGCGCTACACGCAAGAGTTCAAAGGGGACTACTTTCCGTCAGGTTTCATTGTTGTAGACGGGGTGCGTCAGGCACCGCCGAAATTCTACGTCTCTAAACTCACAGAGGAGGAACAAACCCGCCTGAAGCGACAGGCCCGCAGGCTTGGTCTGAAGAACAAGCCTCATCAAACAACCGAGCGCCGCTTGGCGCGTGCGGCCGTCCGTGACGCCCGCATCAAAAAACTACAAAGGCAACTCTAATGCTCATCAACGCCTACACGCTTTACGACGCTAAAGCTCTGACCTACTCGCCACCATTCTATGCAGGAGCTCATGGTTCAGCTGCTCGCATGGTCGCTGATCTTGCTCAGGACCCCAATACGACTGTGGGTCGCCATCCGCGCGACTTCACTCTCTACTGTGTTGGTATGTTCAACGACGCTACTGGCACACTGCTGCCCAACGACATCCGCGAACACATCGCAGATGTCGTCACCCTTCTTCCCCCACCCGCCGCCACCGCCGGAGGATTATTCCCCGACGGTGTTCAGCCCGGCCACTCCACGAGCGGTAATTCATCCGCGTTGAAGTAGGCCACCTTACCCCCGGCCGTGTCCCCATCCCCTACGGTCGGGGGTCTTTTTGAGCTCCAACAGGAAACGACCATGGCAAGAATTCCGTCAGTGATGTCTCACTCTTTCAGCCAAGTTCCCCGCGCTGAAATCCCGCGATCGAGTTTCGATCGTTCCTCTGGTCGTAAGACCACATTCAACGCCGGCTATCTTGTGCCGGTTTTTTGCGACGAGGTGCTCCCCGGTGACACGTTCAGCCTCAACGCTACTTTCTTTGCTCGCCTCGCAACGCCTCTGCATCCAATCATGGATAACATGCGGCTTACCTCGTTCTGGTTCTTCGTGCCCTTCCGCCTACTATGGGACAACTGGCAGAGGTTCATGGGTGAACAGGACAACCCCGGGGACTCAACCGATTACCTCATTCCACAGATGCTGGTGCCCGCCGGTGGTTATGCGGCCAACACTATTTACGACTACTTCGCTCTACCCACTCAGGTAGCGGGATACACGCACACGTCGCTTCCGCTTCGCGCGTACAACCTGATCTGGAACGAATGGTTTCGAGATCAGAACCTTCAAAACTCCGTCACGGTTCTCAAGGGCGATACCAATGACCCTACGGCTACCTACACCCTCCTCCGTCGCGGCAAGCGCCACGACTACTTCACTTCTTGTCTGCCTTGGCCCCAGAAAGGCCCGGGCGTTGATATACCTCTTGGTACGTCAGCGCCGGTCATCACTGGTGCTTCCCCCGCCCAGCATATCTCCGTCGGCGCGCAGGACGACCCCTCGAACCTTCGGCTTATGTCTATTCAGGCGGGCACTTTCCTGCAGGTCGACGGAACGCTTGGCGACACTGGTACGGCGCTCAAGGTCGACCTGACGCAGGCTTCGGCCGCTACCATCAACCAGCTCAGGCAGGCCTTTCAGGTCCAGAAGCTCTACGAGCGTGACGCCCGGGGCGGCACCCGCTATATCGAAATCATCCGGGCGCACTTCAACGTCGTTTCCCCCGACGCCCGGCTGCAGAGGCCGGAATATCTTGGTGGCGGTCAGACACCCATCAACTCCTACGTCGTGCCGCAGAGCTCGGCTTCAGATGCACAGCCGACGCCTCAGGGAAACCTTGCTGCATACGCCACTGCAAGCGGCGGCGGTCATGGCTTTACTCACTCCTTCACCGAGCACGGCATCGTCATCGGCATGGTCTCCGTGCAAGC